TCTTAAAGTTCTAAGAAATATCATTGTTCTATATTGTGGTATATTAATCTTAACATCATTAACATCTGACATATTTACACAACTTGTCATTATGTTTTCTAATTCACCAAATGGTAAATCATCTTCATATGTAACAACTGCTGGAAGACCTTCATATTCAATATCTATAGATTTTATTGTCATAAATAAGTTATTAATAAAGTAATTTATATACCTTATGCTGTGGTATCTACAAATATTCTTGCTGCTTTAGCTTTAAAGCTAACTTCCTGATAAACTACTTCAACTGGTTCTAATCCAGACACTGCAAAGTCAGTAATTGAAACACCAGTCATTGTTATTTGAATAGATTTAGTACCGTTTGTAAATGTTAAACTTAATTCAATTCCATGACCTCCACCACTTTCAGTAACACCAGATATTGTTTGTGCTGTTGCACCACCAGTACCCTTTCCTATTTGTGCTAATATTCTTTCAAGTGTTCTATAATCAGTCATAGGTACTTTGAATTTTCCAGTTACATCTAAAATTTTTCTAAAATTACTTACTGCTTGGTGTGAACCCAATCCATACAATAATTCAGAGTTATTTGTAAATGTTACTTCTGCATCTTGTACCAATGATAATGCAGTTAAAGCAGCAGGTGAAATTGTATTATCCCATACATTTAATGCTGCGTTTGCGAATGTATATGGTGTACCATGTGAGATTGTAGGTGCAGTAAAAACTTTAGTTGGTAAATCTTCATCACCAAATGAAAAGTCTGCTGAACAATTAACTACATCACCAATTGCCGTACTAATAGATAAACTGTTTAGAATACAACCTTTCAATGTTCTTACATGATAATCAACTGTACCATTACCTAGAGGGGTTGTGTCATCTTGTGAAGTATTAAATCCAACATCAATTGTAATTGTGTCTTGTGTTGTTGGTGCTGTACCCTCTCCCAAATTTGCTGGATAATAACCTGATGACGGTGCACCATAAATGGCTCTAAATATATCACCACTTGATTCAGCACCTGCACTTGTTACAGTATCAGTTAAAACATAATTAATTGAAACAGATCCAGTTTGATTACCATATGCATAATCAGAAGTTTCAATTTGACCCAATTTATTTAAATCTATTCTACTATGAGATAATGTTAAACCACCAACTGATGTCTTTGCACCAAATGACTTGGTTGTGGTTGCACCACCACCATAAGAGCCCTCATAACCATATAGAACATATGCATTAGCACCTGTGCGTGGACTATGGGATTCAGCCATATTTTAAATAATGTTTATAAGTATTTAAGTATTGTTAGGGGTTTGTAATCCTATAAGATACGGTTATTATATGATTGAACATGTTCCTTATACCCTCACTTCTAGAGTATGAATTTAGAACACGTAAATCCATATAATCACTACCACCTCTTATATTGTCTTTAATTATACGTAATACCTCTGTTACTATATCAGAATGTCTAGCAACATCTTGGTATGTTCTTATATCTAAATCCAATAATATTTCATGTAAATGATCATTTCCATATAATCCATAATATGTTATACTTTCCTGTCTAGGTGTTATAAGAATCTGATCTCTCTTATCATCTATAAATGCAATTACACGTTTTTCCCAAACTGGTGATATTTCAGGTTGATATTGACTAGTCCAATTATCAGATAATAGGGCAGATAATGTATCTAATGATGTGTATGTAACAGTCATTCTGAAACACCTGAAGTATATTCATAGTTAGTGGTGTATTTAAAATTAGTCCATACATCACCACCACCATAAGAGCCCTCTTTTGGTCTCATAAATTTAGTTAATTCATTCCATTGATTGTCTGTTAAATTATGTGGTCTTCTACCAACATACCATATCTTTCTACTTATTTTATATGCGAGTTTATCAACTAATGATTCAAATTCTTTAGCACCTATTACATTTATTGGTGATTCCCTTTTAACTCCATATAGTTCTTCCAACATATCACTATCACTTTTACCATTTAGTTTTACATTTACAACCCATAATTTAATATTATCAATATTTGGTTTTGATGTTGCTGGGTATATTGCCTTTCTATAATAATCTGGTAATGCTTGTGTATGTAATGGTATCTTTGGTGGTGGTGTTCTCGGTGTATATGAAGTTGGTTCTGGTTGTTTGCTAGTAGATACATCATCATCTGGATCCATGTATATTTCCTCTTGTTCCCAAGATCTAACTATATCTGAAATAACTTCGGGGTCTTTTGCAGATGTAGGTAATGTTTTTTTACCGTTTGTTTTAATAACTATTTTTACATATCCTTTTTTATCAGTAACTCTTTTGTATCTTATTCCTTCAGCCTTAAATTTCGCAATTGTTATATTGGCATTTATTAAACTTAATTGGTTCTTCATATTTTTTGTAATTGCCATTTAAACACCTATGGTATTACAAATACTTCTTTTCGATTGTCAATACATTTTTCAATATCATCTTTCCAATCACGTTTTACAGCTTGAATATCTATCATACCACCACTTGGTAATTCATCCATTCTGAAACTTGTATTAATTAATTCAGTACAAACCATTTTAATTATACAATCTTTAATATCATCTGGAATAGTTGTATCACCAACAAATAATTCACCACCGTATCTATATGTTACTCTTACTCTGGATTTTCTTAAAACTGTAAACATATAACCTCTCAAATATAATCTACCATAAACAGGTTCTATATCATACCAACTATCATTAGCAAGTATATCAGTATATGTTGATGCAGATCCATTCCATACTTCTATCATATCTCCTTCACTTGCATCTAAATCATAAATTAATCTATGTTTTAAATTTATAGGAGTACCCCAACCATATACATAATTAAGTCTCAAATCATAAACTTCTTTATACGATTTTGTTTCTCTCCAAGCATGACCAGTTCTTCTTTCAAACTCACCTTCTTTTCTGTTTATTATTTTAGTTACCTGTGTCTTATTTGGACTGGTGGTTGCTGTAATAGGTACTCTTAGATAATCAGATATATCTTCTATTGAACAATATACTGGTGTGGTCATATATTATAAATACCTACAGAGTATTTAAATTTACTATTTAAAAATAACTAAATATCTTGCTGTACTACCTGTTATAGTAGCATAAATACCACTTTCAAATCTTCTATTTATATCCTGTACATTTTGAATACTTTCACCATATACTGTAAATTCAGTATCTCCACTACTTCCACCGTTTTTAAATACAACTTTATCACCCGAAGAACCTGCTTTAGTTACATGGACACCTACTATAACACCATGACTGGCTTTAATTTGGGTTGATGAAGATAGGTCATATACTGCGTGATTTAATTCTACCATAAGTATTCATATTAATTGTAATATATAAACTTTAGGAAAAAAAAAGTTTATCTGGTTACTAGTACCCATAAACAATGCAATTAACTACTTTGCTTTGCAGTGTGGTTGAACCTGAAGCTATTTCATCTAATGGTGTAATTGCACCACCAGCTGCTGCTTCATTAATTCCCCAAACTTTGAATAACCCAGTCGAAGCCACATTATCTGCACTTGGTACATATGTAATAAATCCACCAGCATTGTTGCTGAGGAATACTACCCCCTATACAGTTCCAATGCGACCACCCAGAGATAGGTCAACAGTATTTCCCCCAGTTGTGTATGTATCACTTGCACCATATGTTACAGTTACAAATGCTTGTTTGACTTTTGAAGTCAACAATGATTGGGCTGATAATGTTTTTCCAGTTACCTTTTGGTAATTTGTATCAACTGCGATTGTGATTGCCATTCATATTTAGTAAAATAAACCCATATATAAAGATGATTATAATAAAAAGAGGGAAATTAGAAGAATTATTTAGTTCTTTCTAATGTTATACCTGAACCTTTTAATGTTGCACCAACTACTGTTGCACCATGAAAGTTAGTATCTCCATCTATCTTTGCCTTGGATAGATTTGCACCATTTAGATTTGCGTATGATAAATCAGCACCATTTAGTTTTGCCATAGTTAGTGTTGAACCACTAAAGTTTACAAAGCTAAGATCAGCATTTATAAAATATGCTTGTGCCAAATTTGTATTACTCAAATCTGCATAGCTAAGATTTGCATCATATGTATCAGCCATTCCACCTAATATAACACCTCTCATGTTAGCACCAGATAGATTTGCATCTCTTAAACTTGCATTTTTAAAGTTTACACCTTGTAGGTTTGCACCACTAAGGTTTGCACCACCCAAATCTGCATATCTAAGATCCATTCCACGTAAATCCATTCCCTGTAAATCACAACCATTTAAATCAGTTGGATCCAGTATTGTACTTTTTACAACATTACAATCATCTGCAAATGCTGGTGACATTAATAATATCACTGTAACAATTGCTATTAGACCGATTGCTATTGCTAATTTGTTTGTCATTGTACATGACATACGCCCCATATATATAAATGTATATAAAAATAAAAAAATGGATTTGTAAATCTAGAGTTTAATATCTCTTATTTTACCTTGTGATTTGAAGTGACGACAAACAGTTTCTCCCATTGTTCTGAACAATCCTTTTTCTACAAAGGCATCATTAACAAATGGATATGCTGGTGTTCTTCTGGTTGCTTCATAATACTCGGTTGGAATTGCAATTTGAATTCCTAGTCTTGGATAACCATATCCTTCTGCATCGGATGTATCAAGTGCAAACAATCTTCCTATTTCGGATGAGTCGTCTGAATTACTTGGTGCATCTTTTGTTGGAATAAATGGAATACCATAGATTGAATCTACGTGTAATCCTACTCCTGTTCCCTTGAATGTTTGTATACCGTTTACATCGATTTGTACTAATGATTCTCCATAAGGATTTGCTACTCTTACAGATGGCATGTACAAGCCTTGTATTTCAGAATACACTTCATGTGAACCTAAGAATACGTTTGGATCCTTTCCTGCTGCAATTCTGATCTTTCGTAAGAAAGTTCTCAGAGTGTCATCAGTTAAGACACCGTTTGTTCCTATTGTACCAGAGGCTGATTCTACTGTTGAATCAAATGTGGTTCCACTATCACGATCTATGGTAGCGTTTGCTGCCCAAGGATCGTAGTTTGTTGTGTATGATCCACCAGTTACATCTTCTTCAGCATCACTAGATATAATTCTATCTAATGACTCAAAGTCAAGTGTACCTGTCCAGTTTCCACTGGCATCTGCTGCTTGTTTTTCAACGTCAGCTAGTAACATTCTATTAATGAATTCTTTATGCTGAACTGCCATATACAAACGGAGTGAACCAAGTCCACCCCAAATGTCGTCTTTACTGTGTGAAGACAACCATTCCATTACTTCTGATGCAGAGAAAGGCAGTTGTGCTGTCTTTGGTCTAACATCAATTTCTTGTAAAGTTGGCTTTACAGTCTCAGCAATTAAACCACCTTCAGCAGTTCCACCTAATACAGTGTTACTGTTAGTTGTGTTTAATGTTGGCTTTGCAGTTATCATTCTCCAACCAGATTTATCCCAAGGGTACTTTGGTAAAATACCAAAAGCATTTGCCTCTAGGTTAAGTTGTGCCCAAGCATATGCACCAAAGATGGCGTTAAATGTGCCACTTGTTGCAGTTGTTATTGGGGAATCGGCTTTTGAAATGAGGTTGCGATTGAATCCATAATATTGTGCTTCCAGTTCATCAATTGTTCTTATTTGAACCATTTTAGAACCATCCCTCTTGTTCGCTAGGAGTGTAGTATTTTCCAGATAAGATATTTCTTGCAACACTACTCAAATCTCCTGATTCTCTTGCATCTTTTAACACTGGATTATAATCTTTTGATAAAGATTTATTCACAGTATCGATTGGTGCAGAAGGTCTTGGGGTACTTGTAGTATATGTTTTTTCCTGCATAGAAAGCTTTCCTTTATCTTTTCCATGTCCTTCTCCATCATCATCTAGTGATGCTTGGATAGAATTGGATTGATAAACGTCTGGTACTTTGACAGCTGCACCAATATCATCACCACTACCATTAGATGGTTTAAGTGGCAAGTCAGTTGGTTTTTCTAGAGCTTTTAGTCTTTCACCAATGTCACCCAATGCAAGTGAAACACTTTTTTGTGTCTCAGCTAGTGATTGTATAACATCAGTCATAACTTCAAAGTTAGACTTGATTGCTTTTCTGAAGGATTTTTTTGCTTCGAAAGTATCTTTTTTAGAATCGTCTTCTTCGTCTTCTTCTTCATCTTCATCTTCTTTCGGATGAAATTTTTTGTCAGATTCTTCTTCTACCATGTCCTTACTAAGTTTTTAATTAGTAGGTTTATATAGTTTGCGTCTTCTATATATTTCTTCGTACTTTTTTTATTTTCTGTTATTTGTTCTGATTTTTGATTATTTAATGTATTAACATCTTTACCAACTTTTACAGGTTTTTCCATACCTAGATCATCAGATGCAGCCTTTTTTTCACCTTTGACAAATGCACCAACTATATTTTTTGCTTCTTCCTCAGTTTTACCTTCTGCAATAAGTGCATCTACTTTACCTTGAAATGTATCGTAACTTCCCAAATCAACTTTAGTTACATCATTACCAATTTTCATATTAGTGCCACAACTTGGACAAAATTTATGATGTGGTGTTTTTGGATCTTTACTTACTTGTTTATAATTACA